CTCCAGAGAATGCTTTCCCAAATGCATCCACAAAGGGTATCACCGCTGGCAATACTGACTCTGCCAATTGTTTCACGACATCTGTAATACTAACCAATGCGGGTAGAAACGCCACCCCAATTTCATTTTTGAGGTTTGTTATAGTGGTCTTGAACGCCGCTAACTTTGTCGCCGCATTTTCCGTTATATCCGGCATATTTTTAGTATTCTCTGCCAACTTTAGCATGGTCTCGTTCAGAATAGCTTGCTGTTGCTCCTGCTTCGTCAATTGGTCTGCTGTTTTACCAATAGAAACCGCATACTTTTGGTTCGCTTCTTCCAAACTAACCTGAATGCCGAGATTATCCAAAATCAAAGGGCTAAGACGACCCACGCCCTTGACAAGGCTGTCAAGCATGAACCCCATATCCTCGCCTGTCGCGCTTGACACCTTGCCTAAGTAACTCATCGCCTCTGGCAAAGTATTGGCAAAGTCTGTGGAAACCAATTGCGCCGCTTTATTATAGGATTTCATAAGGTCGGCGTTAGTAACCATGCCGCGACTGCCTTCCTGCAAGGCTTTTAGCATGGCTGCTCCACCACCCTCAAAAGATGACGCTAACCCATTGAACGCCCCTTCAATCGCTGGTAGGGTTGAGGCTTCGGTCGCCATTTTACCCAATCCAACCGCCAACCCTAAAACCGCTGTGGTGGCTGTAACTGCGGCTCCTGCAAAGGCTCCCAGCCCTGCTACCGCTGTCCCTCCTACAAATTTTTTAAAGTCGCTTGCAATTCCACCAGAGAATGACTTGGATTTACTATCAAGCCCGGCTATTCCTGCTTCAGCCTGCTTAATACCATCCAAAAACTCCTTATTCTTCAACGCTAAGGTTGCTATAAGGTTTCCAATGTTAGCCATTTCATTCGCCTTTCATGGCTGACTTTACTATCTCTATAGCCCCAGCAATGTCAGATCCACCCTGCATACGAGGATAAAAGTCATGGACATCATACGCCTTCGTGCCCTTCTTTCGGTTTACATTGACAATAGTCGCCGCGACTTGCGCCTGTCCAAACATTTCAACCTCATATCCAAATGGCTCTAATTTATAGAATTCCATCCATTCAGTCAATTCCCTGCTGGAGATTGAGTCCAGCAGGGCGGAAACCGTCATCCCGAGCGCGAGTGCGAGGCGAAAGTAGAACCTTCGCTCCACCCGCTCACTCAGTTTTTTGCAAGCTCCTCCGCGTCCTTTTCGCTCAACCCTGATAGCTCTGAGGCGACATCAAACAACTTCTGCAGGGCTTGCGCGGACTTTTTGCCAAGTGCATCAATGTCTGCGGCTGTAAAGACTGGATTACCATCTTTATCACAGATTGTAAGCACCAGCAACTTCGCCCGCACATTAATCATATTGACGCGGTTGGTCTTGCCTCTCTGCTCAATGACGGACGCCTCAAAAGCATCCCTCTCTGAACCTGTCAGACCACGCACATAAACACTCCCTCCCCATTCCGGCATCTCAACTTCCCGGATGATGAGGTCTTTCACGCCTAAAATCTGTTCTTTAGTCAGCATGCTTCTCTCCTATGCGATTGTCGGTGCGCCTGTCAATTTCAGGGTAACGCTGGCGGTCATGGGCGCGTCCACAGGCATATCAGGCTCAAAGTTGGTAACATACGCTGTAAAGCTCCAACTCACAGCTGGCGTGCTCGGGAATGTCAGCGTATAGGTCGTGCTTGCCCTGTGGATAAGGTCATAAAGCAATCCGCCGCTTGCATTCTTATGCGTAGCCTCGCCGGGATCATAGACGATTTCCAGAGTAACCTCACCACTCCTGAGAATGGTGGCGACCACATCCTCCCACCCGCTTCCGTCATGAGTGGTAACGTCTGCGGTGTCTAAGGATAATCCGGGACCGCTGATAGAGGTAACTTGTGCAATTTGAGTTGCACCTCGCAATAACTTCGTTCCATAAGCAGAATATTTAGCCATTTTTCACTCCTTCATAGGTTTAGGGGCTGTAATTCCCATCCAATATCGGCTCGCCTGTCAATTTGATTGTAATGCTGGCAGTCAAGGCTCCGTCCACCGGCATGTCCGGCTCAAAGTTTGTAATGTATGCGTCAAAAATGAACGCCGTGTAAGCATCATCCGGAAACTGCAGCTCATAAGACTGCTTTGTTTTACCTTCGTAGGTTGCGATCAGGTCGGCGTGAGCCGCTGGGTCATAGACAATCTCAAGCGTCAATTCTCCATTTCTAAGAATGCTTACAACAACCTCTTCCCAACCGCCCGGACTGTCATGCGTGGTAACATCCACAGTATCAGCCGACAATCCGGGACCGCTAATGGATGATACTTGCGCTATAGGCGTGCCGTCCATTAATAACGCTGTACCAAATGCACTATACTTTTTCGCAGTCATAATTCTTTACTCCTCATGGTGAACCATATAATCTATGGTACACCGATATAAACCCATATCCGGGTCATCGTTATGCTGTTCCAATGCAGGCAATACCGCCTGAACCATCAACGTACTCATATTTCCTTTATAGCCCTGCATAACTCCACGCAACGCCTCTAATACCTCCAATCCCTCCGCGTAAGTCTGAGAAACTATGTCAAACTGTATGCGTGGCATTACCAAACCTGAGGACGACTGGTCATGCGTTAGCTTCCGCTCTGTACTCACCCTGCGTAAAGTGATATATGGGAATGTAACTTTGCTCGGCGCATGGAAAACATAGACGCGCTTCGCAACTAAGTCATATAAGTCGCCATCCTCATCTGTCAAATACGCTATAAGGGCTTCCTCTAATGTCATTCAGCACCTGTCAATCTGGCAATAGTGATCGCCATAGCTTTGAGGATTTTATCCTTATTCTCATCTATGGCTGGGCGCAAATAAGCTCTTTCAGGCAGAACAGCTTTCATAGCAAATACATCATCTCCAGATTTAGTAACCCAATGCAATACTTTGGCACGCTTCGGTCTGATCGTAACTCCAAACTCGTGCGCTGCCGCATATATCACACCTTTAGAACCGACCTCACAGCTTTCAGGCTTTGGATTGTATACCTGTATAGAGTTTATTAGGTCGCCTGTGTCATGCAAACCATGATTTTCAAGGTTTATTTTAGCCTCAGCAACTACTACCTCTCCACCAGCTACCAATGCCTTTTCGCTGATATCTAAAAGAGCAGCACCCTTTAACTTCGCTAAGGCTTTTTCAACGCTCGTTGTATCCAATTCAAACTTGATTTCCATTAATGCGTAACCTTTCGGACATGAAACCGCTTGGCAGTAATGCCATATTGTATTGCACTCACGATTTCAAATTCCCAATCTACTACATCGCCTCTGAACAAGGTTATTCTAAAATGGTCTTCCGGCTCAATAACAAAAGACGCAGGCACTCTTATAGTTGCGTCATAAATGACGTTGGTCATGTTATCTTTATACTCTTTGCCCTCTTTGAACTCAATACCGCAAACAGTCGGCAATTTCTCCTGAGTATAGCTCTCAATATCATCACCCACGCTGTCAATGACAACACTCCATACCAGACGAAAACCAACATCTGCCATATAGTATTCTGCAGTTTGTCGCATGCCAGCTTTTTCAGTTTCCGTCCATATTTGAGGCGTCATTTCAAATTCTCCTCCCATACATCAAAGTCATCTTTATAAGCGACATCATCCCACCCTGTTTCACTAAGGGTTTGAGGATGGCTTTTCAGTTGCTTTGACAATGACTTGGAACGCGACTGCATCGCGCTTGCCTGCTTCAGACACATTGAGTATTTCTGCGACCTTTGGAAACTTCCACCATCCGCGCTAAAGTCAAAATCCTCCGTTAGCTTTGTCGCTTTTTCAAGCCAAAGTAAGGAGGCAGCTTCATAGAGGTTATAGGTCGGCTCCCAATCGGTATCATCCGGCGTTTTACCAAACCGATCATCGCAAGCTGACGCTTCTATGCGCTCTGTGAGATATAAGTCTGTGAATACGGATGTCGTAGGCTCATTTATCAGCCTGCGCAATTCCGCAACCTGCTTTTGAGTAACCATTCCGTCCTCCTGTTAGGGCGGTATGTTTCAACCGCCCTTATTGACAAGGCATTTAGCAGCCTCTGCTACGAGGGGCTGCCGCTTGCAGGCTGGAGAACGCTAAACGGATACCGCGTAGTTTCAGAATCGTTGATCCGATTGACCGGATTAGGAACCTGCCAACCCCAGCGCATATAAACGCGCAGGGCAACCATATCCTGCTGGGCGAGATTATAGATAATCTCTCCGGTGTCCGGATCTTGGATGACCGCCTGATCGAGAACCTTATAGGTCATGTCGGTTCTGAACGCATACACCAGCTTTGTCCAATCACCGCAAATCATCAGGGCTTCGGTTGCATCGTACCCGCCATTCAGCGGAAAATACGCAGCCACTCCGTCAATGGTATAGGGCGCGGACGAAGGAGCCATACCAGTCATCGCAGGGCGGAACAAAGGCAGTCCTGTAGTCGCATCACGCAAACCGCGCAACCGACCTCTCATTGATACTGCAGACACAAAACCATTCGGCAGATATCCGTCAAGCTCCACATGGCTGATAAGACCGGGCGTATCTGTTGCCGGGTCAAACCCCATGATGTCATCATAGAGGTCGCCAATGTCGCCTAAAGCAAGCGCATTACCAGCTGCGATTGCAGCGGCTACGATGTCCGTTGGCCATGTCGTTGGGGCGTTAGTGCCATGCAAAACAGCCGCGTCAATAATTGCGCCAAATGCCTCGCCAATTGCAGGCTTGATTTCGCTCCAAATATCATACGCGCTGTCCTCCAATGTGGAGATCGCAATAGGCACAATGGTCGCCAACTCCTCAGCATAAATGTACTTGTTTTTCCATTCAGCTGTCGTGGTCTTTTTCATGCCCAACTTGTTGCTGCCAGACGGACTGTCGGTCGGATCGCCCGGCGTACCATCCACAAAGTAGGCAAGCGGTAAGGCTGACATAACGGGCAATCTGCGCATACCTTGAGACATATTCGAGAGCCTGCGACCCAATCGCAAGACAACCGAACTTTCAACTGCAGCCTTAAAGATTTCGCCTGAAGCATCCTCTGGAATGAGGGCTTCGGCATCAGTTCTTGTAATCATATTTCACCTCACAATTAGATACCCGCCGCTTTACGGATTGCGGCGTTGATGTCGTTAGCAACTGAACTGGAATGATTACCAGCATCAGTCAACCTTGTTACTTTGAACAACTCAGGTGCTAACTTCTTGAGTTCAGCCCACTTGGGCTTATCCTCTGCATCAAACAGGTTCTCTGAAACTGCTAATGCGTAAGCAACCCGAACATTCGTGCAACCGACACCCGGTCTAATTGCATCTTCAGCGAAATATGCCCGGCGGTTGGCTTCCTTAGAACGCTGTTCCATCTCTTCCAACTGCTTGACAGTCTCTGCCAATTTCTGCTCTAATTCGCTTCCTTTTTCAACCTTAGGAGCAAGGGCTTTTACCTGCTCGGATAATTTCCGGCGGTTCTCTTTTTCCCCTTCTAATGCGTTTTTCAGCCCTGATATGTGGCTGTTATACAATTCCTTCAAAGGCTCATCCAGACCATCCACGAATGCGTCAAATGACGCGTATTGCGTTTTCGGTTTTTCCTGAGATTGCTCTTTATCCTGTTCGTCAGACATATCGTTTCACTCCTTCTCACTATTATAGCACTTATTATTTGATTTCCAAATTCTCTAAATATGCAGTAAGCCTCTTGATTTTTTCATCATCCGTCAAACCGCGCATATCATACATAAGGCGAGAAATCCGTTTATCTGCATCTCCTACATTATAATGACCTGACTTCCAGATTTTATCGTGCAGATCGTGATAAAACCCAACCAGAAGGCTGGACAT